GAAGCGTTATACCGTTTTATTGGCTGCATTGATGCCGTTTGCGGCAGCGCAAGAAACGCCGACGATCCTCGGTACGTTACCAAACCGTGATAACAGCAATATCACGTTTACGACCGTGCAGGGCGATTGCCCAAAAGACCAATACCTGGTTTATACCCAAGCCGATGGCGGGAAGATTTCATTGACGGGCTGTTATCGCTTAGTTAGTAATCAATTTTTTGTCAAATGGGTAGATGGCGATGTGTACACCTACCCGGCAGACAACCTTATTCCGTCGGATGAATTTCTCAACTACATGAATCGCAATAGGAAGTAATTGCATGGCTGAAAAGGAAGCTATCTGCCCATACCGGCAAGGGGACGAAACGTCCTGGTGTATGCTTGCAGAGAAAGGGTCGCCGCTGCGTAACGATGCGATTGAGTTCAAATTGCAGACTCTCGGCGATAATTGGAGTTCAACGGAGAAGGCCGCGTTTTACGCCGGAGTGCGCTGGGCGGAGAAGTGCCACGGCGTGACGGGGTAAAAAAAAGCCCCGGAAGGCGGGGGCCGACCGGGGCAGAGAGGGTGTCATGTCAAAAGAACCGATGTCGAGAGGCATCGTAGAGGGGTTATATGGAAAACGCAAGCGATGTCGCCGACCTCGCACCGGCTGATTGGTTCAAGCGATTTGTCTACGTTGCTGAGGGCGATTACTACTTCGATGTGCTAGAGCGGCAGGAGTACCCGCGCAACGCCTTCAACGCGATTATGCGAGGTCAGGCATGTTACAGCGTCCACAATAAGACGCGGCGGGTTGAGGCGGCGACCTTTTTTGATGAGAACCGCCATGCGCTTGGCAGTCGTGCCGTCATCGGCCTGACCTACGCCGCCGGGGAAACCGTCCTCGTGGCGAAGGGCGGCAAGCCCCACGCCAACCGTTGGCAGGACGCACGGCCTGAGGGCGTGTCTGGTGATGCGACGCTCTGGTTGCGCCACGTCGAGCGCATGATTCCGAACCCGATGGAGCGTGAACACGTCCTCAACGTCCTCGCATACAAGCGCCAGCACCCGAACCGAAAGATCAACCACGCGATCCTTCATGGCGGCCTGCCAGGGTCGGGCAAAGACACGCTCTATGCGCCCTTCTTGTGGTCGATTGGCGGCTCTACGCTTGCGAACGTGGCGACCTCACGGGCCGAGGAAGTCGCCGGTGCGTGGGGCTACTCGCTTGAGTCTGAGGTCATCGTCCTGAACGAACTACGGCAGGGCGCGAATACCGACCGGCGTGCGCTTGAAAATGCGCTGAAGCCCGTGATCGCCGCGCCGCCTGATAATTTGCTCGTCAATAAAAAGCAGCAGCACCCGTATTACGTCGCGAACCGCATTCTCGTACTGGCCTTCAGCAACGAACGCGCCGCTATTACGATTCCGGCGACGGATCGTCGATGGTTTGTCGTGTGGTCGGACGCCGGGCCGCTTCCGCCGCATGAGGCCGAACGCCTGTGGGCCTGGTACTACGACGGCGGCATGGCTCATGTGGCTGCGTGGCTCGATGCTCGTGACGTATCGGCTTTCAATCCTGGGGCCGCTCCGCCAGTCACCGAGGCCAAACTTGCCATGGTTGATTTGGGCCTCTCTGGTGGCGAAGCCTTTATCGCCGAGCTTGCGAAGAATCGCGAAGGCCCGTTCGTTCGTGGCGTGGTTGGCAGCCCATGGAACGAGTTAGCCGCCGCCATCAGCAAGGGCAGCGCAAAGGTCGTCTCACGCGAGACGATGTTTGCAGCGTTGACGGCTGCGGGGTGGAAGGACATAGGCCGGGCGCATAGCGGGGAGCATCAGTCCCCGAAGCATCTGTGGGCTGCGCCTGAATTCGCCGAGCTACCCCGGGCGCAACTCCGCAACATGGTGGAGTCACCCCCGGGGCTGCACGTCGTCAAGTAATTAGTCGGTCAGAATTTCCACGATTACCGCCACGGCAACCGCCACAAGGAGCGCGGTCATTCGCCACGCTCCGCCCGTTCGGCACGGTGCAGGAGGTCGTGTGCTAGGTCATCCTTGCCGAGCGCAGTCGCCGCTACCGCTTGAAGCATACAAATGGCAGGGCTGGCCGGATAGCACGCTAGAATGCCGTTTAACGCGTCCTCATATCGTTTTAGACGCGCCTCAGGCGATTGCCAGAGTCTGGCGGCCTCGCCGCACGGTAACTCGTCAGAAGGCCACAACGCGGCCCGCTCATCATCAGACAGTAACCACCCCATATGTCACCCCGTTACCAGTAAGAGCCACCCCGAGAGCATCGCCAGTTGGGAGGCGGCACGCGCCGCCATGAGTTTGACGGCCACTCCGGAGGCCATGGCGCGAATCGACGCCACAGCCATTTAAGACTTCGCATTCGTCACCCGTACCTTGTCGGCGATCCGTTGCGCGAGGTCTAACCCGAATACCGTACCCGAGCGATATACCGCGTCGGTGAACTTCTCGAAAGCGTCAATGTCGAAGACGACCTCTGGCCCGTCTTCTTCGTCGGGTATCAATAGGCCGCCGCACTCCTCTGCGAGCCGGTGCAATTCTTCAAGCGTCACGGTTCGCCCTCCTCTCTGCGTCGGTGTATACCCGCAAGTGTACGGTCAGCGTGATGTGTGAAATAGTCGCGTCCCCGAATTTGTACCGCACATAGTCGGACACGTCACGGTCTACGCCGTCCATTACGTCGTCAGCCAGCACCCGAATAGGCACCTCAATAGCCTCTGTCTGTATCATGTCGCCCCCTTGAGCATTCGTACACGCGTGAGCGCGTCACGTTTTGCCGCGAAGATTTCAAACTCAGAACACAGCACGGCGATCCGTTCCGCGAGCGCCACGGCCCGGTCAACCTCGGGGTCGGTGTCGGCTGTCAAGCCCAACACTAGCGCGTCGGTTAAAAGCTCCTGCGGCTCTTTGATAGGCAGGGGCGACGTTCTGCGGCGTGGGGACTTGGTTGGGGTGGTGCGGGTCATGCGGCCTCCCCAACGTGCGGCGCAATGCGGAATGCGTCACGGGTCGGCATATCTTCGAGGTGTCCGGCCTTCACGGCCCCTTGGCACTCCCAGAGATGCTCTTTGAGTGCGACTGATGCATCCTGATAACTGGCGAACGTCTCCGGCTCTTCGTCTAAGCTCCACACGTTCTCCCAATGGTTGCCGATAAGGGTCAGCACCTCCCATCGCTGTGCGCTCATGTCAGCGGTACCAGTAGGTAAGGCCGTCAATCTCGACGGGCGTATAGTCCACGCGGACATTCTGCGCGGTCGTCTCCCAATCGATGGCGACGTAGTGCGGGAGGTCTTTTGGGATAAGGCCGCAATCGTCAAGCAGTTCGCGGACGTGATCCTCGAAATACTTGTCTTGAATCAAAGTTACGGGATACCAATCGCCGCGCCATTGTTCGTCGCCGCCGTAACCGACCAGTTCGGCGAGAATGTTGCACAGGGTTGCCAACTCTGCCGCATCACCAAGGTGCGTTTTGTGCCAAATTTCGTCAGCCCCGATTGAGGTTTGATAGCCGTCACGGTTTGGCGCGGTGTAGTTGTCGCGCTCGTTTTCCAGTTCTTCGACGCGGGCGATGATGTCGCGCACATCGATGATGTCGGCGGTGAGGTCAAGGGTTGTGATGTTTGACATGGTGTATTTCCTTTTTAGTTAGTGAGTAATGATTAGTCGTTGAACAATCGCAGGATAAGAGCAAGGGCGACACACGTCGCGCCCATTGAGTAGACAATCCACGCAGCGGACGGCACAACCCAAGGGGAGGCGATAAGGAGCAGGACGGCGAACCCGCCAAAAATGGGGGACATTTTCACGGCAGCACCTCCAATCGGCAGGGTGTGTTGTTGAGGGTCAAGGCGCGGACATATTGGGCGGCGTGGTAATCCGTCCAAAAGGTAGACACGTTGTCGGCGTTGCAGCCCCATATGACGCGGAAGCGCGGGTAGGCAGCGTTGCGGATGGGGTTAGACGTTTGCGCGGTAATGGTGACGTTCACGATTGCACCTCACAGAACGAAGTCGGCGAGCGATGACGCGAACATTACGCCCCATGTCTTACCGTTGGCGGTGATGCCGTAGACTGGTTCAACGCGATGACGCAAACCGTTGTATGCGGTATGCATAAAGCGAACAGCGACAAATTGACCTTTCTCAAGATCGTCTATGCCGTCATTTGTGAAAACGTGAGCGGCAACGCGTGCCGTCTTGTAGTTTTCATACTTGGGCGCGTGTTTGACGTAATCGGCGTAATCGAATGACATGGTTTTAACCTCGGTTTAGTTATCTGACGGCATCCATCATAAAACAATTCTTTACGCGCAAGTAGCAATCTGCAGGCGTGACCATCTAGCGGATAGCCTAGAGTTGACCATGTGCAAGTCGTTGAAAAATAAGGGGGAAGTGAGAGTTATGGTAAAAAATATATAAAGGAGGGAAGTGACACGCAAGAAAAATACAGAGTAGTAGTTAGGCTTTTTTCTGAAAAATGACCAGAAAATGGGTTTTTAGCCTTTCGCGTCATGCACTTACGCATGGTCATCTTGTTTTGAGGGCTTACCATCACTCTGCGTCCACGCTGTGGTTATGGATCGGCACACCTTTTGCCCAGCCTTTCCGTTGCGTCTACGCAACACTCTGTCGCATCTACGCCACACTCTCGCATAACCATGTGGTGTGGTATCTGCGCAACAAACTTGTTGCTTACGCGCTACACTTTGTTTGGTGTCCTGACATTGTCCGGACATCTACGCTACGACCACCAGGCGGACAGACAACCTTGGGCAGGGAGGGGGTGGGGGTGGGGGGTACAGGGCCAGGGGATTTGCCTTTACTGTTACGGTAGGACTCGTGAACAATTTTTTTTTATTTCTCACCAAACCTTTCTTGTCACTTCACATTGTGTTGTGTATCTTCGGCGCTACAGCGTCTGGCGTGATGCGCACGCAGCGACCGAGAGGAAACTGAAGGTGTGGTGGGTTAGTCCATACCGGACATCTAAGGCAACAGGTGCAAGCGTTACCCCCTTGCGCTTTGCACTCCGCCTCGGCACACAGTCCCGACGGATGTTCGGGATCGCGGCCTCCCGGCAGGATGAGCCTGCACGCTTATGCTAGGGGACATCGTGGAAGATACGTTTCGCTCGATACCGTTTGAGCCGAGAGAACTGAAGGCTACGCCTGACGTTCTAGAGAAGATTTACGCCGCTGCTAAACTTGGCATCAAGGGAGATGCCTTGGCCTTTGCTGCGGGTTTGCTCCCAATTGAGTATCGTCGGCTGATGGCGCTCGATCAGGCAGCGTCGATTGCCGAGGCGAAAGGTCGTGCCGATAGTGAGGTTGAGGCGGCTTCCGTTGTGCGCACAGCGGCTATGGAGGGAGATAGCAAGGCAGCTATGGCACTCCTCACCCATTTGCATGACTGGATGCCGAAGCAGCAAATCAACATCGACATCAAATCCCAGATCAGCATCACGGCGGCACTGCAAGAAGCGGAGTCTCGCGTTATCCAGGGCAGAATATTGCAGGGTGAAGCGGTTGCATTAGACGCTCCGCAAGCGGCATCCTTGGCGTATACGCCGGAGACTTCTTATGCCCCCGCAGAATAGACTTGCGCCTACGCCTAACAATGCTTTGGCTTATAGCGTCCCTGTGCCATTTGACGCAGGAATACTGCCGCCTCCGCCTACGCAATTTGTTCCGCGCCGCGAACTCGAAAACCTTTCTATTGGCCTTGGGCGTGGATTTGTTTCTGGCCTAGAAGGCACCAAACAAATGGTGACGCAGCCCGTTGTGACGGCTAAAGCCTTGCTTGAGGCAGCGCGTCAGATAAGCGACGATCCGCGTATTGTTTTGGATATGCTTCGCGAAGCCCGCCAACGAGCCGCTTCTGGTGCGCTTGGTCTTGGCGAATTGATCGGCGAGAACGTGACGCCAGGAATGCGTGGACAACCTGCGCCGGTGAAGTCAGAGATTATTGGGTATCACAGAACGACAACGCCGTTTGAAGGCGAGTTTCGTAAAGAAAAAAACAAAATCGGCGTTTCGTTTGCTGGTCCACAAGGCTATTACTTTTCGCCAGACGTTAACGACCCAACGGCACAAATTTTTGGTCGTCACGTTATTAAAGCCGACGTTAAAGTCAAAAACCCCGCGCCTGTTTTGCAGATCAATAGTGGCGTGCGTTCCGTACCACGCTCAATTTTGCCTGTTTCTGAAAAAGCGGTTTTGGAGCAAATTAAAAAAGACCCACGTTTTTTGAGCAAAGGCGGATTAGTTGCTGCTAACAGCGTAGATGACGTTGTGGCGGGAAAAACTATGGCCCATGCAGATACTTGGAAAGAACAAGAAAAAAATCTGCTTGCCGCTGCTAGACAAGGAAAATTGTTTAGGTTGATGAATCCAGAAGTTATTAATGACTTCGATGTTGAATTGCTCAAGAAAAATGGGTTTGATGGGTTTATTTACCAACGCCCAGAATTTGCAGCAAGCTCCATGCCGTCGCAAATTGTTGCGATTGATCCCAAACAAATTGAACGTATTTCCGAGTTTATTGATTAATGCAACTGCCAATCTATAGCCCGGAGGACGAGCAGGCTCTAATGAGCAAGCTCTGGTCTGCCGCCGTCAAGGACGACCCAGAAGCCTTCGTGCTATTCGTGTTTCCGTGGGGGCAAAAGAATACGCCCCTCGAACACTTTAAAGGTCCGCGCAAATGGCAGCGTCAGGTGCTGCGCCAAGTACGCGACCACATCGCTAAACAGAAAGACCTTACCTCTTACGAAGTCTTGCGTATGGCAACGGCTTCAGGACGCGGTATCGGTAAATCTGCGCTGGTGTCGTGGCTCATCCTTTGGATGCTCACAACCCGTATCGGCAGTACCACGATTGTCTCGGCGAACTCCGAAGCGCAGCTCCGCTCAGTCACTTGGGCAGAAATCACCAAATGGGCGGCGCTCCTGATTAACTCGCATTGGTTTGAGTTGAGTGCCACCCGCGTGATGCCCGCCAAGTGGATCGCTGAACTCGTTGAACGCGACCTCAAGAAAGGCACGCGCTATTGGTCCGTCGAAGGCCGCCTGTGGTCGGAAGAAAACCCGGATTCGTATGCCGGTGTCCACAACCACGATGGCGTCATGGTGATATTCGATGAGGCGTCGGGCATTCCCGATTCCATTTGGTCGGTGACGGCGGGCTTCTTTACGGAAAACACGCCGAACCGTTTTTGGTGCGCGTTCAGCAACCCGCGTCGTAACGAGGGGTACTTTTTTGAGGCTTTCAATGCAAAACGAAACTTCTGGTCCACGCAAAACATCGATGCCCGCGAAGTCGAAGACACCGACAAAGCGGTCTACGAGCAAATCATCGCCGAATACGGTGCGGACTCGCGCCAAGCCAAAATCGAAGTCTACGGCCAGTTCCCTACCGACGACTCCGACCAATTTATTCCTCCTTCCTACGTGGAAAGTGCAGCAACTCGCGAGCGGTACAGGGACGATAGCGCGCCACGCATCATCGGAGTTGATCCGGCGCGAAGCGGCGCGGACAGCACGGTTATTGTTGTCCGACAAGGAAGAGACCTGGTGGCAATCCGTCGCTACCAAGGTGAAGACACAATGGAAACGGTCGGTCGAGTCATTGACGCGATTGAAGAGTTCAATCCTGCCCTAGTCGTTCTCGATGAAGGCGGACTCGGATATGGCATTCTTGACCGCTTAAAAGAGCAGCGGTATAAGGTTGTCAGGGGCGTAAACTTTAGTTGGAAGGCTAAAACCCCGCAGATGTACGCGAATAAACGCGCCGAACTCTGGGGGCAAATGCGTGAATGGCTGCAAACAGCCTCTATCCCGCAAGATCGCCAACTGAAAGCCGACCTCCTCGCACCGCATCAAAAGCCGAATTCGGCAGGGTCGATTCAGTTGGAAAGTAAAAAGGAAATGAAGTCTCGCGGACTGGCATCGCCCGATGCGGCTGACGCTCTCGCCTGCACATTCGCTTTCCCTGTTGCAAACCGCGAATATCGAGAACGACCGCGCCGCGTCACGACAAGCGACACCGGCAGCATGGTTAACTCTTGGATGGGCGCCTAAATGGCACGTAAATCGGTCAGTTTGGCAGTCGGTCGAGGCGAAAAACTGCCGGTTTCCAAAGGAGCCGGACTGACCGCCAAGGGCCGCGCCAAGTACAATCGTGCGACGGGTAGCAAACTCAAAGCTCCCGCGCCAAACCCTAAATCTAAGGCCGAAGCGGGCCGTAAAAAGTCATTTTGCGCTCGGATGCGCGGCGTTGTGCGCAAAGCCAAAGGCCCGGCTGAGAGGGCTAAAGCGTCACTTAAACGGTGGAAATGTTGATGAGCAGTCACAAAAAGGGTCTTTACGCTAATATCCACGCCAAGCGGAAACGAATTGCGGCGGGATCGGGCGAGAAAATGCGCAAACCGGGGACTAAAGGCGCTCCGACTGCTGCGGCATTCCGTAAATCGGCAAAAACTGCAAAAAAGAGGAAGTAATTATGCCAATGGATCGTATGGGTTTTGCCCCCGGCAGCGTCGGCGACATCATTATCGAATCGCAGCGTCAGATGCGTCAGCAGCAGCGACCCGCTCGCAGCCCGCTTGGAATGCGTAAGCGTCCCGTTCAGGAGGATGCCATCCGCACCACGGTGGATTTTCGCTCGACCCCGATGCCGAAACGCCGAGGTGGGCCGTAATGCCTCTCGTTAAATCCAGCAGCAAGGCTGCATTTCGTAAGAATATCCGCGCAGAAGTGCGGTCCGGCAAGCCCGTAAAGCAAGCCGTTGCCATCGCGTATTCTGTTAAACGCAAGGCTCAGAGCAAAAAGCGCAAGTAATTATGGCGAAAGACCCGACCGGCTTAAAAGGGGCGGCACAGGTCGCTAACACCCCGCAGTCGCGCAGTACGCGTGACGCTGCTGACGTGTTGGCGCGCATGCGCGAACGCTTAGAACAATCGCTATCGGCGTACAGCGAATCGCGTGACAGCGAACTCGATGACCTGCGCTTTATGGCCGGTTCCCCGGATAACCGCTGGCAGTGGCCGCAGGAAGTGCTGGCAACTCGCGGTGCCGTGCAGGGTCAG